CCAAGATGGACTGGCCACCGCTTTGTTTTGGCGATCCACGATTCGGGCTAGATCTTCCCTTCACCCAGTCGCTTACTCCCGTTCGCGCTGCGGTGATCCGCCGTCGCCCTGGACCCCCCTGTCAGGCGGCGGCCACTCTTACGAGCCTGGGTCTGAGCGACCAGGCTTCACCCTTGGCGCGGGCAGGGCAAACGGCAAGCCGCAGGTCTCATGCGCCTGAGAACCGGGTTCGATCCCCGGGCCCGCTACTGCTTGTGGCGAACCATCTCGACGATGTGTGCCGGATTGATGTGGTGTTCCATGCCGGCGCCGTCGATCACACTGATGAACGCTTCGCTGGGCACAGGATCTGGCAGCGCCGCAACGAACACGGTCTTTCCGGTTGAGAGTTCGATTCTTGCCTGGGGCGTCACTTCGCTTTGGTCCATGCCACGACCCTAACCGAATCCACTAGGAGTTCCATGCGCTTCACCAATGAACAGAAGGCGCAAGCGATAGCTCGAGTTCGCTCCGGTGATTCACCGCAACTGGTCGCCCAGGAACTGGGATGCACCGAGCGCACGGTTCGCCGATGGGCAGTCGATTGTCCGCGAATGTCCGACGAAAAAAAGGACCTCGCAGAGCGCGTAGCCGAGATCAGCGAACGCATCGAGCAGAAGCAGATCGAGACCCGCGAGATCCTGATTCAGCGGATAGCCGAGCTGGTCCCGCAGACCGATGACCTCCGGGCCGTCGCCACCGCCTACGGCATCGTTACCGAGAAGGCCCTGCTGACCGCCGGCAAGCCGACCTCGATCCACGCCGACGCCGGGATCTCCATCCCCGATGACGCGAGCGCCGATGAACTCCGCAAGCTGGCCGACCAGCTGCGCTCCCGCCGAAAGGTGACCGATGAAAGACCTCCAGTCCCTGCGGGCCGAAGTTGAGGTAGAGCAGCGCCTCGACCTGATCGAGTGCTCCGAGAACCCCGTCGACTTCATCGAGCGTCACTGCACGATCGAAGACCCGGCAGGTCGCGTGTTGCCGTTCCACCTCTGGCCGTTTCAGGCACAGACGGTCATGGCGCTTCACGAGGACCGGCAGGTGATCGTCCTCAAGGCCCGTCGACTCGGGCTCTCCTGGCTCTTTCTCGCCTACGCCCTGTGGCTGGCAATCTTCAACCAGGGGATCCGCATCCTCGTGCTGTGCAAGAACGAAGGCGACGCGGGCGAGCTGCTAGACCGAATCAGGCGCATGCGCGACCGGATCGCAGATGACAGGGCCTCGGCCCACATCATCGCCGGGCTGCCCAAGCCGAACAAGGTCAGAGACGCCGTGACGACCCTCGACATCGGTGAATCTACGATTCGCGCACTGGTAGGAACGCCGGCGGCTGCACGTTCGGAGACCGCCGGGCTGGTCATCCTAGACGAGTTCGCCTTTCAGAAGCGAGCGGGGAAGATCTGGCGAGCTCTGATTCCGACGATCGACGGCGGCGGCAAGGTGGGAGTCATCTCGACTGGTGACGGGATCACGGGCGACGCCGAAGAGTTTGCGAACCAGTGGAGCCGCGCATCGAGCGGTGAGTCTGGATTTACCCCGCTGTTCTGGCCGTGGGATGCCCGCCCTGATCGTGACCAGGAATGGCGCGAAAAGACGGTCGGGCTCGTTGGCGGGGAGGAGAGGTTCCAGGTCGAGTACCCCGAGCAGCCGGATCAGGCTTTCCAGCGGCCCGACTCGACGATGGTCTTCAGCCGCGAAGGTATCGACGCCGCCGAGAAGCTGGGTGCCAAGCTCGACGCCGAAGGCGCACCGGATGCCGAAGGGCTCTACCTCGGCATCGACTGGGGCGAGCACACCACTTCATCCGTTGTCGGCTGGCCTCTTGAGCGTGGCGGGGTTTACGTCCCGCCCGGCGAGCTGGAGCTTCACGGCACCGAACCCGGCGCGGCCACGTCGCAAATGCTGGCATCTGCCGCCAACCACGATCACCCCCTGATCGAAGCTCGATACGACGCCGCTGGTGCCCAGTCAATGCGGACGTTCATCGCCCAGTCGCCCGAGTCGATTGGCATATGGAAGGTCGCTTTCTCCAAACACAAGGAGGCGACCATCGGCTACCTCCGGCAGCTCTTCGAGCGCACGGCGGCCGGAAAGGAAACCCGAGTGATCGCAATCTCCCCTCAGAACAAGGTGCTGCTGCGGCAGCTTCGCTCCTACGAGTTCGACCCGAAGACCATGAAGCCGAAGAAGGGCGACGACCACACCGTGGACGCGCTGATCGCCCTCACCGCCCCCGTCGCCGAGCGCCACCGGGAGATGCTGCGGTGAGCCTGCTCTCGGCCATCCGGGCGAACTTCCTCAGCGAGTCGTGGCCGCCGAAGGCCGTCGCCGATCAGTGGGCGGAGATCGAGCTTCATGCGGCCTTCCGGTCTTCGGACAAGGTGCGCATCAGGCAAGAGGCGTCGGTCGGAGTCCAGTATCCGTACATGCTTTCGCCGGTCCCTCGGATGATCTCCAGGGCCTCGGCGCACCTCCTCTTCGGAGAGCCACCGACCTTCACTGCCGCCGCCGAGAGCGACCAGGAGAACCTCGACAGGATCGTGACCGAGAACGACCTGGTGGCCGAGTGCCACCGAGCCGCGGTTATCTCCTCATCGGAGGGCTCAGTCTGGGGCCGGATTGTGGTTGATCCCAGCCTGATCGACACCCCGATCATCGAGTTCGTCACCCCGGGCCGAGTGATCCCGCACTTCAGTGGGCGCTTCGTGATCGGAGCCACCTTCGTCACCGAGTGGGCAACCAGCTCGTCGGAGCGATACCGGATGTTCGAGACCTACGAAGCCGGGGCCGTGACGACCACCCTGAGGCGCGGCACCCGCACATCGGTCGGCACTGAGGTCAGGCTCGACAGCTTCCCCGAGACCAAGGGCCGCGCTGAGTTCGTGGCAACGGGCGTCGACTGGCCGCTGGTCGCGTTCATTCCCAACACGATCGACGCCGACCCGACACACGGCTACTCCGACTACATCGGGCTGAAGGATCGCTTCCTCGCCCTGAATGAATCGGTCACCGTGGGTCAGGCGAACCTGAGACTGGCCGGCCGAAAGCGGGCCATCATCGACGCCGGGTACGTCGGCGCCGAAAGCGGCAAGGAAGGCAAGCTCCCGTCCGGAGATGACGTGTTCATCCGCACGTCGAGGACGGGTGGCGACGGTGAGAAGACTTCGCCCCTTCAGATCATCGACTACGACTTCGATGCTTCAGCCGTCACCGAGTGGATCGACCACATGATCGACTCGACCCTCACCTTCGCAGGCGTTGCCCCGCAGGCCGTGGGCCGCGGCATCGAAGGCGGCGCGGTTTCGGGCACGGCCCTGAAGCTGAAGATGACGCACTCACTGCTGGAGGCATCCGGCAAGGGGCGCTACTTCGACCGTGGCCTCATTCGCCTGCTCAGAGGAGCGCAGATCCTCGACTCCCGCCCAATGTCCGAGGGCGGGTTTGGCCGCCCTTACGCAGAGGCCGACTCAAACGGCACCATCGAACGGGCACAGGCTCTCCCCCGAGACGACATGGAGGCCGCGCAGCAGCTCGCAGCCCTGGCCGGTGCGGACGCGATCAGCGTCGAAGAGCGCGTTGCCTTCCTTCACCCCACCTGGCCCCAGGAGCGAATCGACGAAGAGGTCGAGCGCCTCCAGAAGCCGTCCATGGAGATGCCTTCCCTTACCCCGACCTTCCCGCAGTTCTCGCCGTCCGAGGCGTAAAAACGAGTAAAGGAGCAGCACAGTGTCAGAGGAAACCACCGAGGCGGTCGAGGAGACCACCGAGCCCGCGGAGCAGACGATCCCGTACTCCCGCTTCAAGGAAGTAAATGAACGCCTGAAAGCGGCAGAGGCCCAGGCCCAGTCCGCAGCCGAAGAGCTGAAGAAGCGCGAAGAGGCCGAACTCTCCGAACGCGAGAAGGCTGAGAAGCAGGCCGCCGAGGCCGTTGCCCGCGCCGAGGCCGCAGAGGCTCGCGCCATCACCCTGGAGCGCTCCGCGTGGATCAGGGACGCGGCTTCGAGCTTCAACGATCCCGCCGACGCCGTGGCGATGCTGGACCTCTCCGAGATCGACTCGGCAGACAAGGCCAAGGCCGCCGTGGAGGATCTCGGCAAGTCCAAGCCGCACCTCGTCAAGAGCGAGCAGCCGCAGAAGATCTCTTCGCCGCTCGCCGGCAGCACCCCCGCCGAGGTCCCGACCGGCGCAGACGGCAAGCCCGACCACAAGGCCGGGCTCGGGACCGAGCTGATGAACAACCTGCTCGGCCGTGGCTGAGGTCACGGTCACGGAAGTCATCCCGGCAGAGCTTCATGGCTGCCGGGTGACGGTCGGAGTCGGCCCCTACCCGCCTGACGGCGGGCACACCGTCCAGAAGGCGATGTACGCCGAGCTGGTCCCGACCACCGTCACTGCCCAGCGGCGGCTCAAGCAGATGAACCGCCAGCGCATCCTCGGCATGGTCCCGCTTTCGCCTGAAGGCGCGGCGTTGATCGAGTCCGACCCCCAGGGCAAGGAGGCCGAACACGCGGCCCTCGTCGCCCTTCGTGAGGCGTCGAAGCTGGCTAAGGGGATCGACCAGTGAGTGTCTACTTCATCTCCAGTGGCGATGCTGTGAAGATTGGAGTAGCCAAGAATCCCGAGGCGAGGCTTAGGGATCTTCAGGTGGGCAACGCAAACCAACTAGAGATCCTTGCCACCATCTCCGGGGCTGGACGGCATGAAGAGGACAGCCTCCACAAGCTTTTCGAACCCTTCCGCCTGCGCGGAGAATGGTTTCAGATCCAACCGATCCTCAGATGGCTTGAGGGTGAGCGCGAGGTCCCTGACGTGGACGCCCTGGAGCTGGAAATGTACGTTTGGTACAGAGAGCGAATCAAGTCGCTCGGCTTCCCAATGGACGCCCGCAGTCTCTTGGCCCCCGGCGTTTTTCCTCACTGCCACATCTAAGTCTTCGCCCCGTCAGAGGCGCAATCTGACCATCCTCCCGGCTCGCCTTCGCAGGCGTAAAACGAGCGTCTCGCCGGTATCCATACCACTCAGAAACGAAAGGAGTTGGTCTTCATGCCCAACGCCATCCCGCTTCTGGAGGGCACCGATACGTCCGGCGGCTACCTCGTCTCCGACACCTACGGCTCGACCCTCCAGAACACCATCCGCCGCGAGTCTGCGGTCCTGTCACTGTCCCGCGTCGATCGCGTCCCCGGCAAGCGCCAGCGCTACGCCGTGTACGCCGGCCGCCCGACCGCCTCGTTCATCGGGGAGGGTGCCGCGAAGACCGCCACCGGAGCTGAGCTCTCGGAAGTCGTGGTCAACGTGAAGAAGATCGCCGCGATCGTGCTCTACACCGAGGAGCTGCTCGAGGACGCCCGGGAAGACCCGACCGTCCTGGTCAGCGCCGACGTGGAGGCTGCCTTCGCGGACCTGATCGACGCGCACGCTCTCGGCTACGCCGCGGGCTCGGCCATCACCGGCAACTTCGACTCGGAGCTGACCAACACGACCCAGACGGGCGAACTCGGCACTGCCGGTGACGCCATCGCCGTGGCCGTGTCGAAGGCCATCGAGGACGTCGAGGGCAACGGCGGCAGCGCCAACGGGATCATCCTGGCGTCCGACGCCAAGGCTGCCCTTCGTGACGCTCGAGGTCCCGGCGACAACGCCGCGACCCCGGTCTACACCGACGGGTTCGGCCGCGAGCCGGACACCATGTACGGGGTGCCGATCCGGTACTCGTCCAACCTCGACGGGTTCCCGGCAGCCGCCGGCAAGATCGTCGGCCTCGTGGGTGACTTCACCCACTCGGTGTTCGCGCTGCGCAAGGACATCACTGTCCGCAGCTCGAACCAGGCCACGGTCGACGTCAGTGGCACGCCGCACCGCACCTGGCAGGAGAACAAGACCGCGTTCCTGTGGGAGATGCGCATCGGCTTCACCGCGCACGACCTGAACCGGATGTTCTCCAAGATCACCAACGCCTCCTGATCTGATGACCAGCAAGGCTGACAAGAAGGCTCCGAAGGAGGAGCCGAAGGTGACATCCGAGTACGAGGACGCACCCGACAAGCCGGACCCCGCCACCGTGGCGCAGGTCCAGGTGGTCGACAGGTAGCAAGGGAAGAAGGGCCGGGGCTTCGGCCTCGGCCCACCTTTCCCCTGACTCATGCCTGACATAACCCTCACCGGCCCCGTTCTCATCGAGGAGGACGGAGACACCCGCCCCCTCACCGCAGAGGACATACGCGGAGCGAAGGGAGACACGGGCGATGCCGGCCCCGCTGGTTCCGCAGGTGCTACGGGCGCGACTGGCCCGAAGGGCGATACCGGCGACACGGGACCGCAGGGTCCGGCTGGGCCGACCGGCGGCACCGGCCCGACCGGGCCAGCGGGCGCAACCGGACCCGCGGGGCCGACAGGCCCGACCGGGCCAATGCCCGCAATCGCCGGGTCTGACAAGCAGGTTCAGTTCAACGATGGCGGCTCATTCGGGGCCGCAACTGCGCTGACCTACGACAAGGTGAATGCCCGCGTCGGTGTTGGCCGCGACCCGCAGCATCAACTTGACGTGTACGGCACCGGCACCACGGGCGGCATCAACACGAAGGCCGGACTAAACATTGAGCTGGTCCAGCCGCCATCTACCAACATGACTCTGACCGCCGTAGCGGGCGCGGGGCTCCAGATCGGCCAGTATTACTACTCCGTCTGCTACTACACCGCCATAGGTGACTCTGCCCCCCGCACCAGTATGGGCGTCGTCACCACCTCCGGCAACCAGCAGGTCTCGATTACCAACATCCCGACCTCGCCCGACCCGGCGGTCATCGGGCGCAAAATCTTCAGGGGCAAGGTGGGCGACTCGACCTCCTACGGCTCGCTTGTCGCAACCATTGCGGACAACACCACGACCTCGCACGTTGACGCGGTGCCGGATGCTTCGCTGCCCTCCTTCGTCCTGGACCGGAGCATCGCCAACAAGGCGAACCTCTCGTCGCGGTACATCACGGTTGATGGCACCCGCGTATTCACCGCAGATGGGAAGCTGACCGCCGTGGGCTTCGGTGCGCTCGCATCTCTGACTGCCGGCGGCACCAACACGGCGCTCGGCGTGAACGCGGGCAACAAGGTCACGGTCGGCTCGGGCAACACCGTATTCGGCATGGGCGCGGGGTCGAACATCACGACCGGCAACCAGAACCACGCTTTCGGTGCTTACGTCCTGTCCGCCTGTACGACCGGCAGCTTCAACGTCGGCATCGGCGCAAACGCCCTCGCCGCGCTCCAGACGCACGAGCATTGCATCGCGCTCGGCTATTACGCGGGCGCATCTACGCGGGGCGCAAACAACGTCCTGCTCGGCTCCTACAACGACTGCACGACGGGCGCATGGAACATCAGCCTCGGCGTGTCCGCGTCGCCACTGTCGGCCACCGGGAGCAACCAGCTCAACATCGGCAACACGATCTACGGCGCAGGCGTCGGCACATCGCAGACGAACCGCCGCATCTTCATCCGGGGCGGCTCGGCGCAGACCACCGCCGTACAGGAATGGCAGACCAGCGCAGGAACGGTCAACGCCTCGGTCGGCAAGGACGGCGAGGCAGCCTTCACCGGCCTGAAGCTGGCAGTCCGCACGGTCACGGACACGACCACCCTGACCGCCGCCGACTACACGGTCGTCTGTAACAAGGGCACCGCCATGACCGTCAACCTCCCCGCCGCCGTAGTGGGAACCGTGTACGTCGTAAAGAACATCAACACCGGCACCGTCACCATCGACGCCAACAGCACAGACACGATTGACGGCGCGGCTACGAAAGACCTGACGCAGTGGCAGTCCGCCACGCTCCAATGCTACGCCGCGAACTCGTGGGTGCTCATCTGATGGCGGACGGCGACCTGAGCATGACCGTCACGGTGACCGTGCCGGGAATCCCCACGCTGGTAACTAACCCGCGCACCGGCAGGGGCGCAGGCGAACGCGACGGACACACCATCACCGCCCAGCGCGGCGAGCTCACGCCACCCGCGCCGCCCCAGATCGGCAAGCGGGGGACGGGCGCCCAGGAAGACAACGGCAACATCGGCAAGGGCCGCACCGGAAGGATCAGCTAGATGCCATTCACCCGCACATTCGAGGGCTACGCGCCGCCGCGCCGTTACGACTCTGAGCCATTCGTCTCGGCCCAGATCCGCGAAGCCGCAGCGGAAGCCGGGCCTTACGCGACCATTCAGACGATTGCCCTCTCGCCGGTAGATGCCGACCCTTCCTCGCCTGCCGTTCACAACTTCACCACCGCACTGGCAGTGGTCGAAGACGGTTGGTACGTCATCCGCTGGGTCGACGGCGACGGTGCGACCTTCGACTCCGATCCGATTCGCTACGAGACATCGGGCACCGCATACGCCACACCGTCCGAACTGCGCGACGCGCTCGGGCTCACCGACGCCCAGCTACCCGACCCCGAGGCGACGGACCTGATCCTGAACGCCGAGGACTGGATCGACGGCGAGCTTGGAGCCCGCACCATCGACCCGGCCACCGGGCGGAAGGTGATCGAGGACGAGGTGGAGCCGTGGCAGTGGGCCAAGCTCACGCGGGCGACGCTGAAGGTGGCCGCCAAGCTTCACGCCGACCCGAACCACCTGCAGGGCTCCGCATGGGAGACGGTGAAGGGCCCAGACTTCGAGACCACCGGCCCGCGCAACGCCGGGTTCGGTTCTGACGTGACCGCGCTGCTCACCGACTCCTACCTGATCGTGCGGTCGGGCAGGGCCAGATGATCCCCCAGTCGAACGCGACCCTCACCCTCGTCACGGGCGGGGGAGGCTCCGAAGACTGGGACGTTTCACCGGGTGCAGTCTCGACGCTTTGGGACGAACCCGTCTCGGCCTACTACCGCTCCGCGAGGGAGCGCACCTTCGGCGCGACTGACGACGTGATCGTGAGGCGAACGCTGATCGTCCCGTCTGGGCTCAGGACGTGGAGCGAAGGGGAGACCGTCACCTTCACCACCGGGGGCACCGAGCGCACCGGCAAGATCCAGGCCGTCGAGGAGTTCAGCCTGCCGGGGCACCCCCTCCAGACGACGCGGCTGACCCTAGAGGACGCATGACCTTCGATCATCAGCGGCAGGTAGACGCACTCGTGCGGATCTACGAAGCCGCCGAGCGTGACCTGACCCGCCAAGTCACTCAAGCTCTCGCCTCCGGTGAACTCTCGGCAGCG